GAGGTCCCCCGTTGCGGCGCAGGGCGTGTAGCGGCGCTCCCCGGTCGTCACGACGGTCACGTAGCCGTGGGCGGCCCCGGGGTAGGGGCACGGCCCGACCCGGCGGGAGCACCAGGAGCCAGAGCCTGCGCCCCGGGCGTCCCGCACCGTCGCCCCGCAGGGAGGGAGCCCGGAGAGGGCGAAGGCGAGAGCAGGGTTGGCCCGGAGAGCGGCGGCGGCGGCGGCATGCGCCTGGGCGGCGGCGGCGACGGTGAGCCAGAGCGTCGAGGAGTCCCGGCGGTCGGGATCGAGCCGGGCGGCCAGCGAGGAGGCCAGGGCTGCGTGCTCCTCGGCGGTGAGGCCACGCTCGGGGATGGGGGAGGTCATGCGGGTCCTTGCTGTTGGGGAGTGCGGCAGGTCTTGTGGCGGTCCCAGTCGGCGGGCTGCACCAGCATCGCCCGGCCGCAGACGACGCACCGTCGCCGGAGCCCGGCTGCGCGCACGGCGGCGGCCCGGGCCTCGGCGGCGGCGAAGATGCGAGGGAGTTGCTGGTCGTAGACCGTGAGCGGACGGCGCTCCGGCTCGGGCACGGCGGTCACCTTCGCACCAGCCGGAAGGCCCCGGCCGCAGCAGCGGCGTCGAGGAAGTCGTCGTCGTCCATCGTGGGGTCGAGCACGACGTTGGTGAGCACCTCGACCCGGTGGGCCAGCAGGCGCTTCATCTCGGGCACCGGCTTCCAGTCGGCGAGCCACTGGACGGTGCCGAGGCGGGCGAGGAGGTCGGTGGCGGAGGTGCCGCTGACCTGGATGGCGTTGTCGAACTCGATGAGCACGCTCCAGCGGGAGCGGAGCGGTACCGGGTACTTCTGGGGCTTCATGAGGGGTCCTTCTTCCGCCAGGCCCAGTAGGGCTCCGGCGGCTGGTTGGCGGTGGCGGGGCGGGCGAAGCGGTCGGTGATGCCCCGGCCGTCCGTCCAGTCCCAGGAGGTCTGGGCCGGAGCGGCCGGGAGGAGGCGGCCCTGGTTGGCGTGCTTCCCCTTCTTGCCCTTCCGGGCGGGAGCGGCACCCTGGTCGAGCCGAGGCCCGACCGTGGCGGTGCGGGTCACCTGGAAGGTCTTGACGGTGGTGACCTCGCCCCGCACGACCCGGAGGTAGGTGCCCTCCCCGACCGAGCGGACCTTGGAGGCGAGGCTGACCCGGGCGAGCCCGGCGGCCTCGTTGATGGCCTTGGCCGTGGAGGCGAAGATGAAGGCCCCGCCCCGGGTGTGGGCGTAGTGGAGGGGCGAGTCCGTCGTGCGGGCGAGGTGGAGGGTGTCGGGCGAGTCGGCATCGAGCCAGGCGACGGCGGCCCGTCCGCGCAACTCCGGCAGGCACTCCCACGGCTTGAGCCCGGAGTACGACAGCAGGGCGGCGATGACCTCCGAGTCCACCTCGGCCTCCCGCTCCACGCCGAGCGTGCGGTACAGGGCGTCGTCGTTGGTGACGACGCCGTTGTGCACCAGGACGATGCCGGGGGCGATGACGGGGTGGTTGTTGGCGTTGACCGAGGGCGAGCCCTGGGTGGCGTACCGGGTGTGAGCGATGAGCGTCCGCACGGCCGGGTCCCGGGTGACGGCGCAGAGGTCGGCGACCTTGGAGGCCCGCCCCTGCTCCTTCCAGAAGTAGGGCCAGGCGGAGGCCTCGTCGATCCAGCCGTAGCCGGTGGCGTGGGGGCCTCGGGCCTCGATGGCGAGGGCGAGGGCCAGCGATAGATCGCCAGCGGGGAAGGTGTGGCCGGAGCCCTTGCGTGAGAAGCCTGCGATGCCGCACATAGCGGTGGTCCTTTCGAGACGTCGTGGTGGTAGGGGTAGACTAGCCGCCAGGCAGCGGGAACGCAACCTGGCGGCCAGGATTCGTGGGGGTCAGGCCCCGGTCGGCACGTAGCCGACCGAGGAGCCGATGCGGGTCGAGTGGCGACCGGCGGCCGTGCGGGCCGACGACTCCCGGGCGAGCCCGGTGGCGGCGGCGACCTCACGCCAGGTGAGCCCCGTCTCCCGAAGGCGGTGGCACTCGGCGTCGACAGCGGCGTCGACGTTGGCGACCCGGGTGCGGCGACCCTGCGCTGCGCGGGTCATGGTCGAGCGAGCCGTGATGGCCGGAGCGTCGAAGCCGAAGGCGACGGCCCGGCGGGTGAGCGAGCGGGCGGCCGAGCCGTGCATGGCACCGGCGGCGACAGCCTCGTTGAGAAACTCGATGGTGGTCTGCATCGTCGGGAGCGTCCCGGCGATGGCGGCCTCGACGAGAGCCTGGCCGAGAGCGACCCAGGCGAGCACCTTGGAAGCGTTGAGCGTCCCCTGGTGCTGGCGGAACTCCACCGTGCCGTAGACGCCGTAGGCGCAGAGGTTGAGTGCGCGGTAGCGGTCGATCTGGGCGGAGCCACGCTGGGCGGCGGCCTGGCCGTTGGTGATGGCCTGGATGGCGTAGCGAGCCTCCTGGCCGGTGAAGCGGGCGGCCCAGCGACCGTTGCGGCGGCTCGGCGAGACGAAGCGGTCCATGAGGCTGACCTGGCGGGCGGTGAAGCCCTCGATGAGAGCGACCATCGCCTCGACGGAGAGGTCGTTGGCGTCGTGGTGGACGTGCATGCCGCAGGTGCGGTCGACGGTCGCACCGGCGTCCCGAAGGGCGGCCAGGATGGCGGTGACCTGGCGGGCACCCTCGTCACCCGAGAGCACCGGGGAGACAATCTCCCGGCCGTTGGTGCCGAGCGAGCCGTCGGGCACGATCTTCCAGGTGCCCCGGTTGTGGCCCCGGTCGGCGATGCTGTGGCGGGTCCATCCCTGGACCTCGACGGTGAGGCCGGTGGCGGCCGAGAGGGTACGGGCGAGGGTGTCGAAGCCGAGCCTGGACTGGCACTCGATCTCGACGCCGAAGCGGCGGGCGGAGGTGAGTTGAACGGTCATGTAGGTAGATTAGCCGCCACCCGGCGGGAACACAACCTGTGCGCGAAGATTCTACGCGAGATGAGCCGAACGGCCCATGTCCCGCACCGGGCGGAAGGTCCCGAGCGAGCCGTCGGCCAGGTGTCCGTCCAGGTCAGACAGCATGTCGGGCCAGCGGAGGCCGAGGGTGTGCTGGCGTCCGTGGAGCCGGTAGAAGTTCTGCTTGAGCCGCCCCAGCCCGGGGTCGTGGGGGGAGGCTTCCAGCCGCAGCCTGGCGGGCAGGCGTTCCTCCCGGGCGAGCCAGAGGGGCGTGAAGTCGACGGTCGGATGGGCGGCCTCGGCGGCGACCAGGCGGTCGTACATCATGTCGGCGTAGACGTTGGGATAGCGGCGGTTGGGGCGGTGCCAGCCCTTGTACGTGCAGAGGGCCGACTCCAGCGTGAGCCGGGTGACGTCGCCGAGCCACGGCTGGCCCGCTGCGCGCAGCCGCATGGTCGTGAGAAGGTCCTCGCCGAGAGCCGCCAGGCGTTCCAGGTCGGCGGCGGTGAAGCCCCGGTAGGCAGGGTTGGAGGGGTGCCAGTCGAGGTCGTCGGAGCCCTCGACGATGGCGAGGCCGTTGCGGTGGGAGCGGGAGCCGTCCCGATCGGTGAGCATGAGGTCGGCAGCGTCGAGCGGGATGCCGCAGAGCCGGACGTACTCCAGGTACGACCAGGCCGAGAGGCGGCCGAAGGTGGCGACGGAGCGGGCGGCGGCCCAGCACGAGGCCCAGCCCTCGCCAGCCCGAGCCCGCCAGAATGCCTCCTGCGATCCCCCGCCGACGAGGCCGAGGTACGACAGCACGGCGGCATCGAGCGCCTTGCGGTGGTACCGGCGGTCGGTGTCGAAGGCCAGGGAGCCGTACAGGGAGCGCCAGGCGTTGACGAGGAGGTCGGCGTGGCGGGGCAGCGGGGCGGCGCACCAGAGCACCAGGGAGGTCGCAGGGTGCTGGGTGTTGCCGTTGATGAAGGCGTACCAGAGGGCCTCCCCCGGCCCCCAGGAGAGGTGGCGAGCGAGGGCGGGCCAGGCGAGGTAGACGCACCCGGGGTGGGTGCCGTAGGTGAGGGTGAACTCCCAGGAGCGCAGGAACGTTTCCCGCCGATGCTCCGGTGCGCGCAGGTCGACGCCGGAGAGGTCCACTACGGGAGGAGCCAGACGAGGGCCTCGGCCATCTCGTCGGGGGTGCCGGTGGCGTCGATGTGGTGGGCACGAGGGGCGTAGCGGGAGGCGAGGTTGGCGACCTTGGTGACCCTGCCCTTCCACCAGGCCTCGCTCTGCGGCGGGCGACCGAGGGCGTCGGCACGGCGCACCATGCGGTCCCAGGAGAGGGCGGGCGGGAGGTCGAGCACGGCGAGTACGCCGTCGGGGCAGGTGTGCCAGAGCACGTCGAGCGTGGAGGGGTT